TTCTGGATGCAAGGACATCTCACGATATCTACCTATAAGATCTACATCGCTCGATTTGTTAGCTGCGTCACCAAGGTCAACGTATTGACCAAAGTAACCACCTGCCACAATGGGTTGTGCTGCATCATCCGTTTCTTTCGTAACAAAAGAAGGGCCGACTCCTGCCTTGCCCTTCTTCTTACGCTCTATCGAATATCCAAACAGTTGTGACATTTAATTGTCCTTCCTTTTCATAATGTATTTATGTGCTTATGATTGTGCGTCTTTAGAAATCGCATTACCTGCGTTACTATCGTTGGCATATGTCCAGTATTGTACTTGGAATTCAACGGTGTACTCTTCTGGAGTATCGTTGCTATCCCATGCTAGGTCAATAGCGGAAATAGTTGAAGGCCATACACCTACAAACTCATATGATCTTACCACAGATCCTTGTCTATCATACTGACGTACCTTTGCGTTTGATTGGTACTCAGCAATAGTCTTAGGTTCCTGTAGGTTCTGTTGAAGTGCTTGGATCTTAGTAGACCACTCTTCAAACTTAGAACGGAGTGCGAAACCTTTATCGTTAAGGACTGTAATAGTCCATGGTTCGAAGGTTCTGTCTCCAGCAATCTTAAGTGTCCTACCTCTGTAAGGCACTTCGATTACTCCTACTGTGGAAGCGGGTATGTTTGCTGCTTTCACTAAGAAAGTAGCGAGTGAAGCGGATGACGCTCCAGCTCCAGCGTTAGATGCACCAGCAGATCCCTGAGTTGCGTTCTCAGTAGTGCCAGTAGCACCACCGACGTTGGGGGTGCCGTCATCTAGTATACCAGGAAATCCTATTTCTACCTGAAACAGGTTGGGGCGGGCTAAGTCACCTATTCTATTCCTGAAGTCTAGAATAGGTGCGCTTATCTGCTTTCCTTCGGTATTTCCTGGATATGATTGACTGTCAAATGCTGACATGTTATTCTCCTATTTGAGGTTGAGCACGAAGACGTGCCACGGTTTACCATTAAGTAACTAACTCAGAGAAGCTTGCGCCTGATCTGGTTGCAGTGAATGTCAATGTGATGAAGTTGATAGATCTTGTGGGTTTCACAAAGATTTCAGCATAGAATTCACCACGGTCAATCGACTCAGCAGGGTTGTTTGTTCCATCGCAAACTACGAGGAAGTCAACAATACCACGTCGTGATTGGACACTGCGTAGGTATGGCTCAACAATGTTCTTGAATTGCTGGCGAGTAAACTCGTCATTCAACTCGAATAGTTGGGTCTTAGCAGCATCTGCAATTGCTTCTTCCATGACTAGGAATAAACGTCTAACGTTAATTCTGTCAAAAGCAGAAACATATGATAGAGCAGTCTTATCTCCGAAGAGTACGATGCCCTGTCCTGGGAATGCTACAATTGGGTTTACACGAGAAGCGTAAAGTGTATCTCTGTGATCCTTGAGAGGTGAGTAAGCAAGTTTAATTGCGTTACGGAGTTGTCCTCTGTTGAAACCAGCAGGAGAGAACCAAGGCTCTTGTGCAAGAGTTGTGCTTAGTGTCAGTCCAGCAACGTCAGCGTTACAAGGAATGTAACGATACTTGTCACTATACTTATCATAGATGTATTTGTAGTTATTGTCAAATACCGCATAAGAAGTACTACTCAACTGATCGAAGTAAGAAACTGTTCTTGCAACAATAGTTGAAGTCTTAGTCTGACCAATTATATCACCACGATAAGGTGAGATGTATGCAATACAATCCTTACGTGAAGAAGCAATAGAAATTACATGCTGTGCTTTAGCAATTGTATCATCAATACCACTCATGCCTGGACCCATGAGAAGATAATCTATATCTACAGTCTCTGGATCAGAGAATAGATCGTATGCTCCAAGGATATCGGGACGTGCAATGGTATAACCATCAGTACCACCTTGTAGTGCATAACGTAGTGTTGCTCTATTCTTAGTACCTAATAGAGGTATTGCTAGAGGATTCAATCCTGTTGGATCGTCTAGATTGTTAAGAGGAGCAGCTGTTTTAATAAGATCAAACTCTCTGTTAACACCTGATACACCAATAACTCCAGAGTTAGATGTATTCTTATCATAGATGTTAGCAGTCTCATGAGATCCCCAGTATAGGTACTCAGAGAAATTCTTAATTACATCTTTGTAGTAGATGTTGTCACCTTGAGGAGATCTAGCATCAATTGCTTTAGAAACATTAAGGTGCTTCTCTAGGACTGCGCCTGGAGTACCAGTAATCTTTCCGTCACCATCGATGACTAAGATGTGCATTAGGTCATTGTAACCGCCTCTGTCTCCAACCCATGCGGAAGTTGTAGGACGTGCAGCAACGTTGATCCACTTTGTATTCTCTCCATAGAGACGTGACTCATAGTCAACCTCAACGTTAGCAATCGAGATAGTTGTTGTATTCTTATCTACAACTGTCTGGTTTGCTTGGAACCTAGGTGATGCCTGATTCAGTGCAACACGTAGCTCACGTGAGATTGACTCGATCTGTGCAGAGTCACCAGTAGCAGATCCAGGAGTATTACTGTTGTTTGCCAACTCAGTAATAGTATCATTGATCTCAAGGATGTCAGACGCAGTGTCGTCAATAGTGACTTCCAACTTGCGGTTAACAGCATCCCATGCAACGATACGTCCTGTAACACCACCACTAACAGCAGTGATATAGTTGTCTTTCTCGAATGATCCTACAAGAGATGCATCATCCTTGAATGTAACTATGACACTGTAATCATATACTCTAGCATATACATTAGCATTAGAGAATGAAATCTCAGCGTTGTTTGTAAACTCCCACTCGTTAGCAGTTGGTTGAGCAAGATACAATACTTGATCAGGACCAGCGTCTGTTACGATAACACGTATTGAGTTACCATGAATACCAGCAGTTTTAGCACCCCATTTCCAGTTGTTAGCAGCAGTCTCTACGTTTGCTTCATAAGTAGCAAGGTTTTTAATTAGAGGAGCACTAACACCAGTGGCAGTTGTTTCGTTAATTTCTGTCTTGTTAGTTGTAACAGTCTGTAAATTAACAGTAGATCCATCAGTGTGTGCAGCAGCAGTGGTACCTAACTGAGCACGGACAACGGTTAGATCATTACCAGCAATAGAAGATACCTGAAGAATCTCATCATCAATTCTGATGTAAGAGTTAGTACCTGCACCAAGAGCAGCAGAAGATGTAACTGAAAGAGTTACGTCACTATTACTAAATGTACCACCTTCATTGATGGTAGATGATGTGCCAGCAGGCTCAATCAAAGTAATGTTAGTTGCAGCAGCGTGTGATACAGCAGATGTTGCTAACTGTCCACGTGAAACTGTAACATCGTTACCAGAGATAGCAGAGATGACTAGTAATTCAGCGTCAACTAAAAGGACATCATTAACATCAAAGTCTGTTGAGGATGCAACTGTTAATGTTGTGTCAGAAGCACTGAAAGTTGTGACTGTAAACTGTGCAGTGTCGATTGCGTTTTTCAACGAATCATTCATTGCACGAATAACTTTTACGGTGCCTCCGTAAAGTAAAAATTGTGCGGTACTAAACCAGTACTCGTAGTTATATTCAGTTGGTTTGCCGAATATAGAAAGTAATTCTTTTTCACTTGTTACATCGGTAACCTGCTCAACAGGTCCCTTTTCAAAACTACCAACGATAGCAGCAATATTATCTACTGTTGCGTTTACTACGTTGGTCAAATCTCTTTCTAGTACGACTACGCCTGGTGAAAGCTGTGTCGATGCCATTAGTGATATCTCCTAAGTGTATTCCAAATTGGATGCTGAAATTATTTATCATAACACGGTTTTTCACTGGGGAATCAAGCCGTGATTACCAGTCTGGATAGTCTGCTAGGTATGGAGGCAAAGGTCTCTTTCTATTTCTCTTTCTATTGACTCTCCATATGGTACAAGACTTACACTCATACGCATATGCTGAAGGGTTTGCACCTCTGTCCTTCCTTGTCAAATAATAATCTTCTAATAAACTCTTTGTCTTACCACAGAACCTACACTTCCTCTCTTTAAATAGGAGGTGCTCAAGTTCTAGGTCTGACTCTATACTCACGACAGATATTCCCACATGTGTGAGTTATCTCCATACTCATCTACATTCCACTGAGTGCCTTCATCATCCACTATAGTCTGCTCATAGTCCACGTGGTTATCTATGAAACCAAATGGAGCCATGTCCGC